CATTAGGGTGTATTTTGACTGCTTCTTCTTCGCTCTCTGCACAAACAATAGCAGCGTCATATGTATCGTAATCCACGTTTACATCTTGCGTTAATAAATATATGTTCATATACATACCTCTTTCATAAAATCTTTATACATAAGGCTAGGTTGAATTCCCGTATTATTCTGATACTTCCCACTGCTATATAAGTCATAGTCGCCTTTTATGGTATGGTAGTAAATTTGGCATACTTCAATATCAGGATAAATAATGAGTGGATGGATACAATGAATTTCCAATGTCCAGTAACCTGCAAAGCCAATATCTCCGAAGCCGGCGGTTACATGGATACACAATCCCAAACGACCTGTAGAAGAACGTCCTTCTAACATAGGTACATATTTACTGGTAGTTGTGAATTCTTTTGTTCTTCCCAAATATAACTTGTTTGGCTCTAGTAGTAGCCCTTCTGGTGGAATAATTAACTTTTTAGTCTGATTTGGCTTTCTCATATCCAGTATGTCATCTTCATATACCAATAACTCGTTATGCAGCGTTAAATTATAACTGTTTGGATTTACTTGACTGGGGCTAAACGGATTTATCACAATATTTCCGCTGCGCACTTCTTTTTCAATTTCTTTTCCTGATAAAATCATGCCTATATAAAACCTCCTCAAATAAACTCAATCACAAGTCCTTTTCCAAACGCTTTTGCCACTCGCTCCAAAGTCCTAAGGCTGGGATACCCAACTCCATTAATTAACCTGTTGATTTGTGTGATACTCACACCCGAATTTTCCGCTAAGTCGTTTTGATTCCAACCTTTTTCTTCCATCAGATTTTTTGCTCGCTCACCTATAGTCATTAGCCATCACCCCAACTTTCGGAACCATATCAACACCCTTCCGCGCTGTCATACCTTTTTTCTTTTTCTTGTACGGCGTACCTTCATGCTTATAACACTCTTGCGGTGTGATGCCTCTTTTCTCACCAGTATCTATCATGTAGTGACATGCATATACAGTGCCCCCTGCTCCTGTCATAGCTCTGCGATAGAAGCAATCGTAACATTTGTTATGCTTTACTTTTCTTTCTGACACTTTTCCGCATCCGCATAAATCCCACATTTTACTCTTTACGGTTTCACTGGGGCGCACTCGTCCAGATAAGATTGCATTTGCATATCCCGTACTTATACCGACACTGGACGCAAACTCTCTTTGTGTCATATTTTTACTTTTTATGTACAAACAAAGTTCTTCTCTTAATGTCATTTTTCGTCCCTTTCCAGCCTATATAGCTTGTCCAACGCCTCCTGTAACGGGCAGCTTTTACACTCATAATCATTATCTTTGCAGATAATCGCGCAGCCCTTTCCTCCCGTCTTTTTTAGTCCCACTTGCTTAAATGCGGGGTAAAATTCAGTTAGATGTTCCATTGTTAAGCCTCCGAAATATATACTCTGATGTACGGCTCTTTTGCGTAAAATTTCTCAACATTCAACTGTACAACACATGAATCGTCCTTATAGGCTACGCCATTTAATGCATCACATACCGCTTTAGCGATATTGTCTGCATCAGGTTTTTTTGTTGGCTTTATTTCATCAGCAATCATTTCCAGAACTCTTTTTCTTGATGTACTCTTGGGAATTTGAAAGTATGCACATATCGTGACAGATACCGCACCTGAAAACATACCTCTGCACTGTGTCAGATAAGCTGTTGCAATTTCTCTCTCATAATCCCTTGTTTTCTTCGGTGTATATACAACCGTTCTGTCCCTAAGCTTTGCAGCTCGTGGTCTTTCTTTTCCCCGCGGTGCTCCTAATACCGTGAACTGTGTCATCATAAATACTCCCCCAAATCAAAGTTTTCAAAATCGTCCAAGTCGTAAGTTGTTTCTCTCTTGGGCTTTGCTGTCTCCACAGCTGCTTCATCTTCCCACCTTTTGCCATTTAACCATGTTGCCGGCAGTGGGATATATCTGCCGTTTTCTTTTTGCCAATCAAAAGATGCTTTTTGCGCTTCCAGTGCCTTTTTCATCTTTTCAAATAATGCCCTATCAGGCTTTATCTTCAAGTATGCTTTTTCTGCTGCTGCCTTTGCTTGATGCTTTGGATACAAAGGCCAAAACTCTGAAAACGGCACATGCGCGCGCGTAATGTCTCCTTTACTCTCCTTTACTTTACTTTCCTCTTCTTTCCTTTGTTGTGAAATGTCAGCATTTTTTTGAAAAATGTTCACATTTTCTTCGATAATGCATACATTTTTCGGTAAAATGGCGCACTCAACCAAGAGGTATTGTTTTTTGATTTTGACTTGCTTTCTGCGGTCTACAGCTTTTAGATACCTTAACTGGATTCCTTTTGATGTCAAAATCCCGTATCTTTCAAACATGTCTTTATCAAAAATACCTCTTTTTATAGAAGCACTCACTATTTCAGAAACAACGCTGCCACCCGTACTGTTGCGCTTTGCGAACAACAACGCCACCTCATTTGTCCATTCACAATAGTAACCTTCGCCCCCATAAATGCGCTGTAAAAGCTTGACGACTACTGCAAATCCTTGTAAACCAAATTCTGCTTCTATTAACTCAAACTTACTGTCCAATTCACAATCCAAAGGAAAATATGGAATCCCATCTTTCATAGTTTCCTCCGATTTTTAACTATCTGCCGTACGGAAACGCCAAGACCACCCGCAAATGCAAACAATCAGGGAACCCCCGTATATATCCGGCTTAGTTATTCTTTAAAAACTTTTCTGCACCCTCTAAGCTGGCAAGAGTTGCATTTGCTCTTGACTTCTCTTGATTTAGCCAGCGTTCGGCTTTCAATCTATCTTCAAGACTGTTCGGTTTGGGACGATAATACCCTTCTCCGTCTTGGTCGTTTATTATGCAGTATTTTTTTCGTGCTTCTTCAATGAAGGCTCTTATCGCTCTATCATCATAGCCTAATAATTTTGTTAACTCTTCACGAGTAACCGCATTTTCTTTTCCTTCTAATATGTAATCAATAATATTCATCGTATCACTTCCTGCGTTTTTGTATTCACGGGATAAACGCTAACCCTCAGTTAA